TCAGCGGGATATAACGCATTGGTAACTTGTATAGTATAATCGCTATCATTTTGTACAGTCTCGTTAATATTAACCAACAATACAAGTATTTCATTTTCTCTAATAACAAAGTCTTGTCCTGCGTTTTTAATTGATCTAAAGAACTCTACCCATGATCCTAAACTTTCACCACTTGCACACTTATAAGTATAGATATAAGAATCGCCATCGACACATCTATCTTGCGATATTGTTGCGCGTTCTATTAAGTAATTACCAGTTATGTCCAAAGCATCTGATTGTATATTAATCAATTGCCCAGCTTGTCTAAGGCTCCTTGAAGTAATGTAAACATGCATTGGTATATCAGCGTATTTAGTTAATTGACCTTCTGCATAAGATAATGCTGCGGACCTATCGTCTATTTCTTTTAGGTCTGTTACAAATTCATAAACGCCAGTACCGCCCTCGATAGCCTGTCTGGCCGTTTGTTGTGATGGGTTATCAGACTGGACAACTATAGGTACTAAACCAAAGTATTCACCTCTTATAGTGTTTCCTGCAGCAAGCAAAGTTTCTGCTTGGTCTTGGAAGACTCCCCTGTTATTCTTTTGCCAATACCATTTCAAACCTGTATCAAGCCCTAGTATACCAATATCAGAAGGTGTTACTTGAACTTCTCCACCGCCAGTATTTATATAAAGTTTTGGTTTTCTAGCTAAAGGGAAATCAAAAAGAAATTGTCTTGATGTTCCGTCAGGTGCAGGAGTTGGTAATTCGTCTTGTTCGTCTGTAATATCGCTACCAGCACGAATTATTTGACTGTTACGGTACTCTTTGTATTCTTCATCGATATACATGTCTAGAACTTGTGAGTCGTTATAAGAACTACCTGTGTTATCTTCATTGTAAAACAGTGTTAATTCCTTGTTATAGTCTATATTCCAGTTAAGCCCCGTTACGTCTTTAATGTAATTTAAAGCGTCTGTAACGCTAATATAATTGAATACAGCTTGCTTTATAACAACACTACCGCCGCTTATAGCCCCTACAGTTATATTTTCACTTGCTAATATAGCACCTATTGTCCTGTCATTGTCAGTATCGTTTATAATATCGCTTACGGTTGTGTTAACATAGGTTTCTGCTAGTTTCTTTCCACGGTCTAGGATAGAGTTAAAGTCTTTACAGGTAACCTCGTAAAAAAGTATCCTCGTACCGCTATCAGTAGCATGTGGGCTTTTTTTAACTCTACGGTCTATTATTCCACCGAATATTCTTGTTGCGCCATCGGTTATAATAACTTCTTGACCGTTTTCTATACTGTACGCTCTTTGTCTGTCTACAACTGTAAAAGTAGCTGTAGATTTTGCATTTATTTCATCGGATATTCTAAGGGAGCCATCTTTAGGTTTGATGGCTACCCCGTTAATTGTTAGTCCCATTATGCAAATACCCCCTGTTGGTTTAATCTTCTAACTAATTCATCGAAGATAGAATCAGGATCATTAGACATAATATTTATTGTTATATTATTTGTGCTGCCTCCACCTTTACCATTTGCAGTAACCATACCGCTTGAATTAGGTGTAAATATCTCTGGACCACGCTCCCCTACTAAGAAGGATTGTCCAGAAGTTACAGGTCCACCGTTCGCTCTTGCTCCGCTTAACTTTGCGGGTGAAGTTTTTCCTGTCGATCTGTCTGTATAGCTAGTAACTCCGCCTTTTGTCGAATAAAAACCTTTAGATTCACTTTTGCTCAATCCACCACCGCCGGTACCTTTTGACGCGCCAACAAATTCTTTAACAGCTTTCAAAGCTTTGCTTATTGTTTCTATTACAGCAGTTACAACTTTTATTAAAGAATTAGAAATATCTATTACTGTTTTAAATGCATCACCTACAACTTTAGCTATAACAGGAAATACAACGTTTGCAACTTTCCCTATTTCGTTAAATACAGGGACTAAGAAATCTTTAAATACAACCCACGCAGCTTCTGCAACAACTTTAATCAATTCAAATGCGCTAACAGCTAATTCTTTAACGCTTGGGAATACAGCTTTTGCAACATTCCATATTTCCATTATTATTGGTACCAAGTGTTCTTTAAAGAATGTCCATACTATAGTAGCCCATTCCACAATAACGCTCAACGCTTGCTGTGTAACAGCTTGTATGGCTGGCATATTCTCCATAATAAAATTAGAAAAGTCTTGCATTACAGGAAGTATGAACTCTTTAAACCAGTTGTAAAGCACACCTAGAACATTGGCTACCATTCCACCAAAATCAATTATTGCTTGAAACGCTCCTACTGTAATTTCTTTAATAGTAGGTAAGTTGTCCTGTATAAATGACGTGAAGACTCTAAACGCTGGTGTTATAACATCACTTACAGCAAGTCCTATACCTTCAAGTCCAGATTTAAGTATAGTTAACTGACCACCTAAGTTATCAAGCATAGTGTCTGCCATTTCACCAGCAGCACCTTCAGCGTCTTCCATTTGCACAACGAGTTTACCGAATTCATTTTCCGAATCGTTTATAACTGCTAGCATACCAGATATAGCATTCTTGCCAAAAAGAGCACTTGCAGCTTGCGCTTGTTGTTCTTCTGTAAGGTCTTTAAAAGAATTTCTAAGTTGATGGATTATATTTTCTAGCGGTCTCATGTTTCCTTCTGAGTCTGCCATAGTTATACCTAGTTGATGCATCATTTTTCCAGCTGCACCAGTACCATCGGCCATTCTTATCATTGCTCCACGTAACGTTGTTCCTGCTTGTGAAGCTTTTATACCACTGTTAGCCATTACAGCTAAAGCAGCTGTTGTTTCTTCTACAGTAAAACCAAAACTTCCAGCTATAGGAGCGACAAATTTAAATGATTCTCCTAACATTTCTACATTAGTGTTTGCTTTAGAGCTCGCTATAGCTAAAACGTCAGCAAAATGACTTGTTTCTTCTGCCGACAAACCGAATGCAGTCATAGAGTCACTTACTATATCAGCAGTTCTCGCTAGATCGGTTCCACTCGCTGCCGCTAAATCTAATAATCCAGGCATTGCAGCAATAATTTCACTTGTTTCAAAGCCAGCCATACCAAGAAACTTCATTCCTTCAGCAGCTTCAGAAGCACTAAAAGCAGTTGTTTCACCTAACAGTTTTGCATTTTCTCTTAATTCGTCAAAATCATCACCAACAGCACCAGTTATAGCACTTACAGCTGACATGGTTTTATCGAACTCCATGCCAAGCTTTAATGAAGCTTTACCAACAGCAGCAAACGCACCGACTATAGCAACGCCAGCGGCGGCTGCAACATTACCAAGGCTAAGTAATGACGATTTAGAACTTGATACACCAGATTGTAAACCGCTATCATCAGAGGTTACTTGTACTACTAATTCACCTACATTAGCCATTCTTTTCACCTTCTTTAATCTCGAAATAAGCACGCCATCCAACTAGTTCTGCATAAGGCATTCCTGTTTTAATCTCATGTACAGTCTTATGCAGATAACCAGCTAGATCATATTTAAATCGTTCATCTGGCGTGCTTATGAGTTTTTTATTTCTTTAACCGCCGTTTTAATAAGTCCGTTGTACCTTAATGCATCTTGTAGCATTTCGGAAGTAATGCAACCAGCTATGTTGTTAATGATTCCAGCATCTGAGTCTTTAAATACACGTTCACCGTTCTCATCACAAATCAATCGAACCAAGCAGCTTGATGTAATTCCTTCTATCTTTCCGTCACTTGCAGCAGTACGGTACTGCTGTCCAAGCTTCTCTCCTTCAAGAGTATTTAATTGTCGAAACATTACTCCTTCTAGTTCTCCGTAATCTTTTGGTTCAGAGTGTTGTTTCTTTTCTGATAAAGCTATAAATTGTTGTCTAATATCTGCCATTCTATACCCCCGAATTTATTTCGTTAGTTACTTGGAAAGTTAACGTTTCTGTTATTACATTGTCAACTGGTGATTCCACATTATCACTTGTTAATAAACCAAAGAATCTAATAGGATCACCTGTTGAATCTGGATAGTATTCTATAACTTTTATTTCACTGTTTAATAGCATGTTTATAAAGAAACTATCCGTTGCAAAGAATCTTGATAAATCAGCTGTAGCTGTAACTAATCCAGCTTGATACTCTCTGAAACCAGTTTGATTAAAAGGCGTTATTTCAAGCGAATCAGCCGAACCGCTAAACGTAAAGCCTGAAGCTGTTGTTATTGTGCTTAATACAACATACTCACCAGTAATAGTAATCACACGTCCAGCGTCTACGGTGCCAAACGTTACATTAATGTCGTTGTTTGCTAGTCTACTTAATGTATAATCCTCAGTAGTAGGGACGCCACCATCTTCTACTACAACAGTTGCATCAAGCGCGATTATTCTTTTGGCTGTGTCTGTTATTACATAATTCTGATCGTCCGTTGTTGTTGTCGCTTCATCAGTGAAGACTATAGAGGACGATTGAGCCTTCACAGCAGCGTTATAGCCTTTTAAAGCCATTTATTCGCCCTCCTATGATTCTACTGTAATAGTGCCTGTCATTTGCATAGTAGCTGTAAAATTAACAGTACCGTCAACAGCAACCTCAACATTGTAAGCAGTAATAATAGCATCACCACTAAAACCATTTGTGCCATCAACAAGGAACTTAGGTTGTTGAGTTGTTGTTAATGTAGTACCTGTTAAGAATGCAGTAAACATTGCAGCTTGTCCTGTTGTGTCATCCGGACGATAGAAGCCACCAATGTCGATTGTTCCGCTTCGTAATCCTGCGATAAATTCACGTAAGCAAGATGAATCAAATGTAGTAACATCTAAAGAATCACCACTGTACGAGTTCGAAATACTATTTAATCCAGCTACTGCATTTGTTCCTAATGAAAAACTTGCTCCACAACCTTTAATAGCCATGTTGATTCCTCCTATTTACCGCCAAATGTAGGCGGTGTTTTAATATCTTCTTGTATATCATCAACACGATTAGAAACTGATTGAACATATTCAAACAATGATTCTAAATGTGCTTTTAACGCTTTGTTTTCTTCTTCGAGTGCTTTTACACGTTTAAAAATCTGAAACATTTGTCAACACCCACCTTGTAGCTCTTACTTGTTTAGATAATGCAGCATCGAATGTCTCAGCTCCTTGTATTTGCCTGAAGCCTAAACCATTCATAACTACTTTTAATTGAGATTTAATAGTATCCATGTTTAAAAAAGAATCTACATATATATTAATTTGTATTGTTGCGTCCTCAGCTTCTTGTGTAACGCCAGTACCACCAAAGCTATAATCACCTGTCTCGTCAGCTGTAAAATAGCTTAGAAGAGGAAATGTGTCTTCTAATGTAGGGTTCTTCCAATACATACGAGTACCTATCAATCCGCTGATAGTTGCATCTGTTGTTACCGCGTTATAAACAGTTGTCATTACGCTCATTTTAACGCCCTCTTATAATGTTTTTCTAATATTGGTTTTACTACTTTCTTGATTTGATTAAATGATCTTAAGAAGAATCCAGCCGAACCAGTTTTACTAAAGAACTCTACACGCCTTGCATATATAACGTTAGTTCCTAATATAACTACATCTTTCTTAGGGTTTTTATCCAACGTGTCAGAGCGTGACGCTGGGCTTTCTAAGCCATCTTGCTTATTAGCTATGGTATAAGTCATAGAACCTCTTAAACGCCCATCCTTAACAGGTGTGTTGCGTTTAATAATACTTACGCCAGTCTCGCCAACTTCAATTAGTCCTTTAGTCTTAGCTTCAGATAAACTCTTACCAACCTTATCAAGATTCTTTTGAACTTGCTTCATGCCAAGGATTTTAACGCCCATTTACCCCACAACCTTAGATAATACTATAAATGTGTGATTGGATGCTCCCATTTTACCCATGTTTGCATCAACTTTGCGTTGCCACCACTGTTCACCGTCTAATTTGCACTGGTCGCCTTTTTCCCAATTAGAGTTTTGCGTGTGATCAAATATTTGACGATATTCAGTATCTTCAGTAAATCCCCAATTCTTGAAAGCAAGTTCTTTGTTAATCTGTTGTGCATCTACTAATACTGTATTTGCTGTGTCGCTCCATGTTTGAGTAACACCACCGTAGTTGTTTACCCCTACTACTGTTTGGAATGTTATAGTGTCAGTTTGCCAGTTTGGCATTAACACCACCTCACTTTACGGTATGAACTTAATCGTTTTGAAAAAGCTTTACGCCAGCTTGAACCTCCATCAAAAGTTACCGACCTATTACCTTGTGATTCACTTACTACGCCATCTTCGTTATTCGTATTATATGTGTTTATTTCATCAACTAGTTGAATAACATCATCAGGTATATAAAGCTTAGTTAGTGTTGTTGATACTTCTGGTTCATTGGTTATTGTAAAATCAACTGTTGCATCAATAGTAATAGTTGTTGCATCAATAGCACTTATTAGATAGACACCATCATTAACCCTGGTTCCTTCAATGTGTATATACTCACCTGCTATAAAAGTATCAGCAAAACTCGTAGCTGTTAGCGTGTCGTTAGATGTAAAAGTAACTTCTTTTGAAAAGGTGAAGTTTGCAACGCCATTAGTGTATTTAATGAAGTAGTTATTAAGTTCTCTTAAGACTGCGTTTAACATACAATCACCTCTAATCTTCTACAATGTGACCTTCTATCATTATTTCAAAGTTCAACAGTCCACTAAGATCATCTTGGACAATCAACTCTAAATCTTCACCAGGTCCTATTCTTATAACAATACCTATCTTCGATTGACCGTTAAATGTCAATCTAGCGTTTAATCCGTCAACTGCTTGTTGTGGGTTGTCAGCTGAATATATTGTCATATCATACATTATTCCAGCAATTTCAGCATTACTCTTTACATTGAATATAT